ATTTGTGAAACCAATGCAGGCTCATATGTAACTTTTTGAGCCTTATGGCATAGACCAGATTCTCGACCTGTGGAATCAAGGCAGGGTCGAACCATTCGTCGGTATCACATAGAAACACCACGTCATCATCATCAAGACCCATCTTGGATAAGAATGCGCCGACTGCGCGTCTTTGGTGATAGTCATTCGCCCATGCGTCATTCGAACCCAGACCTTCAATCGGCTGATAGAGAAACTTGTCTTCGAACGACTGAAAACGGTCAAAGTGTTCTAGAAACTGATAGACCTTCGGCCTGTTGGTGTAGGTGCGATTCGACTCAATGATGACCATGTAATCGATGTGCGGCATCAGCTCATGCATTCGCCCTTCGAGCATGTCCACTTCGCCGCCGAAGGTTATGGCGTCAATCACCATGTGACGATTCTCTGCCCCCAGTCGCCTTTGTATTTGATGACGTAATTATTCTCAATCAACAGATTTGGCCTGCCGTGATGCTCGACCACGCCTTTTGCCATGCTGTCATGTAGGTCATCGAAGGCGATGGTGACCTGCCCAGCGTTGGTCGCATACGACTCATTCCATTCGTATTCGTATCGGATTGATTCAGCCTTAGTCGAGACTGTCGGCACGTCCATCATGCGAATCACGTCCATTTCGTAGATGCCGAAATAGCAGCCATAACGTCTGGGGCAGTTGATAAGACAGACCGAACCTTCTGTGGCGAATAGGTCTGCGATTAGGCTTTCTTTCTTGAAGATGATTGAATCTTGCACAAGTAAGAATCTGTCGATGGTGGTGTTATCCCTAAGCCATTTGATTTTGCCCAGCTCGAAGGTGAAGTCACTTAGAACCATGACGTCGGTGTTCGGCATTGATTTGAGACAATCATTCAGCCAATGTTCACGACCCGGCGCGGTAGCCACGACCACAATCTCAGTCAAACCTGCCCCGAATCTGCGTGGTCGAAATATCCAAATCCCTTTCTATGAAAACCAATCGAATGTCGTGCTGGTCTAACCATTCTGGCGTGAATTGCATTTGTGCGTGGTAGTCGCGTGGCGGTTTCCAATCACTGCCTATGGCTATGACGTCTGGCATAACGTTCAGAATGGCTGGCTTCGAGTCAGCACCACCCCAATTTGGAATGACCCGATTGACATATCGGCAGGCTGAAAGCACTTCATAGCGTTCGTCGAATGAGCAAATGGGTTTACGTTTCTTGAATTGCTCGATGAAGTCATCTTGATTTAAAGCCACCACGACCAGCCCAGATTCGCCTGCCAAATCCCTGCACGCCTTCAAGAATCGAACGTGACCCCTATGAAACATGTCGAACGTGCCGCCTGTGTAAACAATCACGTCCAGCGATTCTTTCTGACTGTCAGCAGACTCCATTCGCCTGCGCTTATGTCACCCAATGCTTTCTTCTGCTCGAAGAATGCCCCATTACTCTGAAAAGTGACATTGTTTCGACTTATGAAGTCATTCGACGAATGCAGAGTCGATGAATTGGCATGTTCGACCTGCACGCCGGAATCGATGACTGGAATGCCCATCACATTGCAACGATGATGAAAGTCATTGTCTTCGAAATAGGCAGGGTAAATACCTTCACAGAAAAGACCGACCCACTCGATGACTTTCTCGCCGACTGTGAAACAGAAGAATCGACCCGGCACACCTGACAGCACCACAGCATCAGTCTTGGCTTGCTCATGGATTCTTTGCAGGCCACCTGCCGGAATCGCCACATCGAAGTTACTGATGAGCCAGTAACTAGCCAATGGCGTGACCTTGATGCCTAGATTCCAACTGGCAGGCACACCAAGATTGAACGGCACGCTGACCACGCTCACTGATTCCACGAAGTCAGATTGAATCGATGGTTTCTGGTTGCCATTGTCGATGATGACCAACTGTGCGACTGGGTAATCGATTCGTGCCACGAAGTCGGTCAGCAACTCATATCTAGTCAAGACCGGCACGATTAGGGCTGGAATCATCAAATCAACCGATGCAGGGCTGGTTTCCAGTAGGTGTCGAACACATAGTCGGCTAGATATTGCGATGCGAAGTCAATCGCAGTCTGACTGCGTTCACGCGGTCTTTCATAGGCTTCGTTCAATGCCACGATGATTTGTTTGATGTCTGGTGTCTGCATGAATGCCTTCTGAGCAAAATCCCACCAGACCTGCCCACCGACCTGCCAGCCGTCGCCTATCAACTCCGGCTGTGATGAGAAGTTACTGACTATGACCGGCAGACCACATGCCTGCGCTTCGATGACTGGAATGCCGAAGCCTTCGCCCATCGATGGTGCTAGTAATACGTCAGCACGTGTGTAAATCGTCGCCATTGCTTCATGTGGCAAGCCCTGTCGGTAGGCATATTGATTGATGAATTGGATTTGGTGCGGCTTGATTCCACAAGCTGCGGCCAGTTCACGAAGATTCAAGCCCTGCATGATGCCTGTGTCTTCCGTGTAGCAGAAAAGCACGGCGTCATCGTGATTCTCTGCGAATGCCGCGAAAGCCAGAAATGCTTCGGGGAATGACTTGCGGCATGGTGATTGACCCTTATTCGCCGCCACCATCAAGACCATGAATCGGTCATCATCGACTTTGGTCAGGTCTTTGGCGGTCATCGTGCCTGTCGGTGATTTGTATTCCGACGTTGGTTTGAACGTTGCTTCTATCGCGTGTGGCACATAGATAACGTCACGGAATCCAGCGGCTTCGAGCATCTGGACACCAAACTGCGACATGGCAATTGGTTCGATGTTGGGTTTTGCCAGCCACTTGCCCACCATCTGCGGCAATGGCATGTGGTCGATTGGAGTCCAGCACGCGATTTTGTTAGCCCTATCCCACTGCTCGCCCTTGAAAATCCAAACATCGAAGAGCGTGATGATTAGATTTGGTGCGGCTGGGTCACCATTGAACCAGTTCACGGCATTTGCGGTGATGACGTCATTCGACCAAATGTCATAGCCACGCGGATACAGAGTGAAGCCGTTCCATTCACTCATGGCGGCTTCTAGTCCATAGTTACATGAGACCGCTACTTTGTAATTGTTTCGTTTCAGCCTTTCGATGACTTGCGCGGTTTGTTGGCCGTAGCCTGTTCCGGCGAACGGCGCATTGCTAACCCACAAGATTCGCGCTGGTCGATTGTGGTCTGTTGATACGGCAGGGCGATGCCATCTTTGATTAGGGTCAGTGCCACTTCGTCCGGCAGATTGACCACTGTGTTTTTGATACTTATTCGCATTTTTTTTCACTTTGTTCCTTCGCAGTTAGGAAGTGGGGTCGCCAGCCCTGCGCCGCCGGCGACCCCACGCTTTATTTCATCGAGTCAGAGTCTATTTAGGACGCGTTCCCGATGAAGTATTTGATGTGGCTGGTCTGTGGCAGGTCACCATCGACACGAATCGTGGCACGGAAAGTCACCAAGTCATTCGTGAATGCGAAGTCATCGCTTCGGTCAAGTCTGATGCCGCCGACCTGTCGGACGTAGTAAGACTTGAAGTGTCCAGCAATGAGTGACTTCGCCGAAGTTGCTGGCGATGCCATGTGTGGGTTTTCGTGCAATGGGTAACCAAGCACGCTGTCTGGCTGTCCACCGACCAAAGCTGGCTGGAAGACGTAGTTGCCGGCAGTGTCCTTCAACTTGCGAAGGGCTGCGATGGCAGTGCCATTGCCCATGATTGCGAAACCGGGCAAACGACGTGCCGCACCATCGAGCGAGTAAACCAACTCGATGACGTTATCGGCAGTGAATGCACCAGATACGCCAGTGCCACCAGTTATGCCTGAACCCGATGCAGTGACAACACCATTCGGCTGCGATGAGCCTGAACCAGTGGTCAGTGCGGTGTTCACGACGAAACCGAGAGCGTTACCGACCTGCTCAGCGAAGAATGGCTCTAACGCGATGCCAGAGTCAGTGAGCAATTCACGGCTGACTTGGAAAAGCGTTCCGTATTTGAATGCTTCCAAATCGACCATGCTGGTAAATGTCGGGTCGCTTTCCGCAAAGACTGCTGCCTCAGCGGTGAGCGTGCCCACCGAGTAGGTCGAGAGATTCGGAATCTGAATCTTCTCGCCACGCTCAGTGTTCAAGACGGTCACGATGTTCGGGTCAAGCATCGGGCCGACTTCACGGGCACGAAGCAAGATTTGGTCGAACAGAGTGACGTCAAGCGGCGTGCCAGTGCTGGTCTTGGCAATGTCGCGCTTCTCAATCGTGTAAGAGCGCACTTCGCCACGAACGAGCTTGCGAAGCATTTCGCTGTCGCCAGACTCCGGCACTTCAATGTCACGAACCTGTGACTCAACGCCTTTCATGGCTTCGGCAGCGCGTGCCTCACGTTCCATGTCAGCGGTGATTCGAGCGATTACGGCAGCACGCTCATCAATGTCAGCGGTGATGCGTCCGTAAGTCTCATTCTCTTCGGCAGTTAGGTCGCGGTTTTCGCCGGCAGCACGGTCAAGCAATTCTTTTGCCTGTTCCCATGCCTTAGCACGCTCTTCTGCCTGCTTCTTCAAGTAGTCCATTTGGCTACCTTTCATGTAGTTACGCAGGGAATATGGGGATTTTTCGACGCGGCTCCGCGCACGAATAGGTCAGCGGCTCCGCTTACACCTGCGATGATGCTAGAACGTTCAGAGCGTTTTGGCTAGTAGTTCCAAGTGTTTGCGCTTGACGTCAAGTGAATTGACTACTTCGGCAGGCGTTGCCCTTAGTTTGGTCACGACTTCTGAAAGTAAATCAGCCTTCGCATCATCTAATTCTTTGCCGTTTTCGAGCAACGTTATGGCTTCGGCCAGTTCGTCTGCGTTGGTGTTGGTTCGCTCAGCCAGAATGTCGAACGAACGCACCTGTGCCGTCGTGTCTTTGTAGGCTGGAAAGCCGGTCACCACAGAGACTTCGTGCAGTCTGACCTGATTGAGTGTGCGAGTCATTCCGTCATCAGACCAAGAATCGCCGCCTTTGGGCACGCTGAACCCGAAGCTCATGGAATCCACGTCACCACGACGCATCAAGACGCTCAAATCACGGCCTGCCGAAGTGTCTGGCAAGTCGGCATCGACCAACAGACCGCGTTCGTCTTCCTGCAAACGAAGCGTCTTGGCACGACTCGACGCCAGCACTATGTCTGAATTGTGATTTAGAAACATGCGAATCGCATTGCGGCTTTTGAGACTCTTGGTGAAAGCACCCGGCCTGATTATCTCGCGAAAGCCCATGTCTTCGCTCATTGAGTTGAACACTGCTGCATAGCCACGAAATGACATGAAGTCAGAATCTTCGTCAGTCTTTCGCATCTCAATATCTGCCAACGCGACTTCGCGCTGCTCAATCTTTGGTGTCATAGACTCCCCCAGTTCCTGCCTGAACATATTAGCGATGAATGCTGGATTTGCTACACGCTCTGCCTTTATCTGGTCGGCTTTACGCTCGAACCAGTTTCTTGCTGGCATCGGATTCAATGGGTCGATGCCCCAAAGATAATGAGCCACAGCACCAGCACCGGGGAAACCTTCATCATCTGCGTTCGAGTTTCTTGGTGCGTCTAAATCCGGCGCGTGGCGTGCGCCCCATGCATTCGCCCTGATGATTTTGTCTTCTGTCACTTCGCCGCGTGCCATTGCCCTTGCTTCCCTGACTGTTGCCGCTACCAGTCCATCGCCTGCAAGACCTTCGGCGTAATACTCCAAGCCCTTCGATGCGGCGTCACGAATGTATTGTGGCGGTGATAGGTCTTCGGC